GAGAACTGGAAAGGTTGAGACATGGCGGAGAACTCATTGTAGGGGAACAACCTAAGAAATTTGTTCGTAAATGTCCAACGGAAGACTGTAAAGGTTTCATGAATGAGGAATGGTTCTGTGGTCTCTGTGATCGTCGCTTCTGTGAAAAATGTAATGAAGAGGTCTGCGAAGATCACGAATGTGATCCAGATGCGGTAAAAACTATGGAACTTCTAAAGAAGGATACGAAACCGTGTCCAAAGTGCGGAACAATGATACAGAAATTGTCGGGGTGCGCCCAGATGTGGTGTCCAGATTGTCACACAGCTTTTGATTGGAGAACTGGTCAGGTTGAAACTGGACGCATTCACAATCCACACTACATGGAATTCAAAAGAGGTAGAATATCTGGTAGAGAACACGCGGACATCCCATGTGGTGGTGTTCCAACATTTAGGGAGCTGCGTGAAATTGACGCACCTGATGATATCATGCGTTTCGCTATGGTTCTTTACCGATTGGATAGAGATCTCATTTATCGTTACGGTGATATATATGATGGAGATAACAGATATCTTCGTGTAGCCTACATGCTCAACGAACTTCGCGAAGAATATTTCAAGAAAGAACTTCAACGACGGGACAAACAAAGGGAGCGACACCAAGACATTACTAATATATTCAGAATGGTGATAGATACTGGTGGAGATCTTCTAAGACAGTATGTTCTAGAACCAGATCGTATAGATGAAATAATTGACATAGCTACTAAATTATTTGAATATGCGAATGAAGTGATGGGTACTATCAGGAAAAGATACAATTGCGTAGCACCACACAATATTAATCTATTCTAATAATAAGATGTATCTCCTTGTAGTTGCTTTTATACTGTTGGTCATTTACCTCATACCAACCTACATCAAACCAAGGATTATTACGGATTTCATCAGTGAAGATGAGCGTCAATACATCATGAAAAAGGCTGAAAAAAAGTTGAAAACTTCTACAGTCTCCAGTGATATGACAGTTGACAAAGAAACCCGTGACAGTGAAACCGCTTGGTTGGAACTATCGGATCCAGTTGTTAGACGCGTAGCTGAAAGATGTGTTTCTCTCACAGATAGACCACTTGTTAACTGTGAAAGTCTTCAGGTACTTCGGTACAAAGAAGGTGGTAGATATAAACCCCACCAAGATACATTTAATGACACGGAAGATAACAAAAGAATGTACACGGTGATTTTGGCTCTCAATGACGAGTACGAAGGTGGTGAAACTGAGTTTCCAAATTTAGGTAAGGAATACAAATTGAAAGCTGGTGAAGCTCTCTTCTTCCACACACTCGACAATTATGAACTCATGACATCCAAGGCTTTACATGGTGGAAAACCAGTAAAGTCTGGGGAAAAATGGATTTGTAATTTGTGGGTTCATAAGTATCCTTACTCAAATGTCGAATAAACATTATACGCTAATGTAACTCTACCTGGTTTTATACAGGGTTTAACTAAATGTGATAAATTACAAGGAAATATAAGAATAGTACCTTCACCTATTGTTTTATCTACAGAAGTTGAAAATTCAACAGGTTGAAAAGGTTTCATTAGTGTGACCGGTGCGGGTTTTTTAAAAATTATAGAACTTTCTTCATTTTCGTCATGTAAAATATAAATTATAGAAAACGATGGGTAAAAAAACATATTTTCATTATAAATTGGTTCTCCGAGATGGACATGTTCTTCTTGAAAATCACCTTCTTGATAAACATTCCACCAACCGTTTGTTATCATTGAAATTCCATCATTAATTTTAAAATAATTGCTTTGGTTATTATATTTATTTCGCATTTTAATTAGATGTTTAATAATAATATCTTCAATTTTTACTGACATTAAAAATCCATTTTTATCATTATTATCATTCTCACAACGAGTAAAACCTGTATTAAATTTACAACATTCAAATGGATTATTTTTTGTTTTTTTAGCAATTTCTAAAATTTTAGGCAAAATTTCCATTTTAATTTCATCGTGATTTTCAACTTTATCCCAATAAACAAATTCACTCGGAAAATTAAAAAATGACATTTTCTTAGTAAATATACAAAAACAAACTTTAAGCAATTTCACCTCTCTCAGTGAGCTTCTTACGATTAATCATATGAAGTTCTTCAACATCCTTCTTGTTTTGTCCAACATACGGAACGGCATAACCTTCTTCACACATCCATTTATTGACATTGGTCCATTGTCCATCTTCGGACACCCAGACTTCCGCCAAGATGCGACCAAATTTACCCCGTGAGTCCCTTTCTGGGCATCTGAGTTCGATCTCAATATCATCCTTCTCAGATTCCACAGCCTTGAGGCACCACTCCTTCAATTTCTTCTTGGAAAGAAGACCAAATTTCTTTTCTTCTTTGTCAGATGTTCTCGACTCTGGAGTGTCAATGCCCAAAAGACGCACTCTCTGACGAGTACATACATCAAAGCCAAGGTCAAGGGTTACATCAATTGTATCTCCATCAACAACCTTTTCAAGGGATGAAACTTTATAGATAAATTCACAAGGTTCTTGTGAGTAAGTAGTCATATAATATGGGTCAATATTTTTAGGTTTGAAACAGCAGATCATCATTCTCCTAGCAAATAAGAGTAACTTCGTTTTAATTTGTTAAAGGGCCACCTGTTCCACCAGTTCATTTAACTTAGATAAGGAAAAGAAACGAGGGGAAAGTAGAAAACCACGATGGATCTTCAAACACTCTCTGCTCAAGTGCAAGGACATGAAGTCGCTTCCAACTCACAATTCCTCCTCAACTCTGCCTACCTTGTCTTTTTGATGCAAGCTGGCTTTGCTATGTTGTGTGCTGGGTCAGTACGAACAAAAAACACTAAAAATATTCTTATCAAAAACGTACTCGACGCGTGTGTTGGTGCCATTGCGTGGTTCCTTTTCGGCTATGGTTTTGCTTTTGGCACAACCGAAGGTCACAAACCCAATTCTTTCATCGGCTCTGGTAATTTTGCAATGAAGAACATTTCTTCGCCAGGTGACGTCGCATTCTATTTATTCCAGTGGGCCTTCTCAGCCGCTGCTGCTACTATTGTTTCTGGATCTGTCGCCGAACGCACAAAGTTCATCGCCTATCTGGGTTATTCATTCTTTTTGACGGCATTCGTCTATCCTTGTGTTGTACATTGGGGTTGGTCCGCTGAAGGTTGGCTTGGTCCATGGCGTGAAAACGGTTCTAAGCTCTTCGGTGTCGGTATGTTGGACTTTGCTGGTTCGGGTATTGTTCATATGGTCGGTGGTCTCGCTGGTCTTATGGGCGCCTATATGGTTGGACCGCGTAGAGGGCGTTTCTCTGAAGACGGTCGGGTTAATCCAATGCCTGGTCACTCTGCTCCTCTTGTTGTTCTCGGTACATTCATTCTTTGGGTTGGCTGGTATGGTTTCAACCCCGGTTCTCAGTTGGCTTTGATGGGTGAAGACAACGCTAAGGTGATTGCCCGCACAGCTGTGACTACAACTCTCTCCGCAGCTTCTGGTGGTCTCACTGCCATGGCTCTCAACTACAAGTCTGACAAGATTTGGGATCTCATCGCTGTCTGTAACGGTGCTTTGGCAGGTCTCGTGGCTATTACTGCGGGATGCTCCACCACTGAACCATGGGCGGCTATCATCTGTGGCATGCTCGGTGCTATTTGTATTAAGTACTCGGGTGCTCTTCTCCTCAAGTTGAAGATTGATGACCCCCTCGAAGCTGCCCCAATGCATGGCTTCTGTGGCGCTCTTGGCGTCCTTTGGGTCGGTTTCATGGCTAAGCGTCAATATGTCCAAGATGTCTTTGGTATTGACGAAGCTGGTGTCTTCTACGGCGGTGGAGGTAAGCTTCTCGCTGCTCAACTCATTGGTATCATGACCATTGCTGCTTGGACTATGGGTATGCTCGGTGCTTTCTTTGGTGCCTTCAAGAAGTTTGGTCTCCTTCGGGTTGACGAGGAAGAAGAACTTGTGGGTCTCGATGAATCCAAGCACGGTGGCTCAGCATATAATATTGCCTAAATATATAAAATGTCTCAGACCGAACCAATTATAACAGATCCAACCATCGCCGCTCAGAAAAAGGTTGGCGAAAGTATGTTAGAAACCACTGTGGGTAAGATAGGACTTGGGATTTCATCCACATTGTATTGCATTATTATGGTTTGGGCAATTGCTACTGGAAACTTCTTCCAGTTTCTTAATGCTCTTTCCAAATAATATTGCCTAAATACAGAATATGAAGTCTGTTGTCTTCACCTATGGTCGTTTCAATCCACCACACAAGGGACACAGACTTATGATTGAACAAGTCATTGAGACAGCGAGGCGTACTAATAAGACGCCTATTGTCGTTGTGTCGCACTCTGTGGGAAATGCCAAGAACCCACTTCCAGTGGAAAACAAAATGAAAATTCTTAGACGCTGGTTTCCAGGTGTCACCATTCTTTCCTCTTCCAAGGAGAAGAGTATAGCAAAAATTGCTC